CACCTAAGATTGATGTTACATTTACTATATTTGGGTTTGCCATAATTTACTCCTTTTATCCGAAAACGATTGCCATTGCAATAGCTTTTCCTACAGAAACTGCAGGGGCCTGCATGGTTGGGGCTGCTCCTGAGCCATTTGATGTTAATACAAAACCACTAGTTCCTTCAGCAATTCCAGCAAAAGCACCAGCATTATTTACCTGTACTTGACCAGTTGATCCTGCGGCTGCAGTTGTACCAATAGATAAATCTTTAATATTAGGGTTTGTGCCATCGTCTGCACATGCAAAAACTAATTTGTCACCTTTATCTGTAGTTGCAAATGTAACAGATGATCCTGAGCCCGTAGCATATTTAAATTGAACTGTGTATGCTCCAGAAGTTGTGTTTCTTAAAAGATAAAAAGTTTCTACATCATTTGGAATTGTAACAATTTGATTTCCTGTAATTGTACCAGTAAACTCGATCATTCTAAATTGACCTGTTCCCGTTGTATTACCATCAACAACTGTTAAAGCTGTAGTCTGTACCCCACCAGCAATTGATTTTGCAGAATATCCACCAACAAGTTGTTCTATAAGTTGTAAATTAGTATTAGTTTTTGTTCCCCATGTACCGGCATTTTCGCCAGTTGCCATC